CTCATCTTTTGCAAAGCTCGGGATTAAGTAATGCCAAGATACAGTGCTGAAGAACGGAGCGCATCTTATTTCCGTGCTGGCGGCAAGCCGCCAGCTCCCCCACGCGGCATGAATGCGGATGCACGGCGCATCTGGCGGGAAATTGTTGCGGGTAAGCCGGTCGATTGGTTTGATGCCGGTTCGCTCCAGACGCTATGCCTTCATTGTCACAATATGGTCGGTGCGATGAAGGTTGGCGCCGGTCTGGCGAGGGTTGACGCTGGTACGCCTGAGTTTAGGGCACTGGCGGCGGACGCCCGGACATTGGCGAGCGCGCTTGCGCATTCAAACCGGCAGTTGCGTTTGACGGTTGCGCATAAGATCGACGCCGAGGAAAAGATCAGCCGGGAGCGCGGTGTGCTCGATCGCAAGAACAGTCACGTCGTCGGCGGGCGGGCTCTGCGCGTGGTGGATCGAAAATAAATGGCCGGTGAGTCGTCGCGCTCCGACGACATCATTTACTTCTGCGAAAACCTGCTGATCACCCCGGAGGGCGCGCATGTCGGCGAGCCGATCCGGTTGCGCGGCTGGCAGAAAGACATTATCGCCGAGATTTACGACACGCCGACGCGGCAGGCGATCGTCAGCATGGGCCGCAAAAACGGCAAGACGGCGCTGGTGGCGATGCTGGTGCTGGCGCATCTGATCGGTCCGGAGGCGCGGCGCAACGCACAGATATTTAGCGCGGCGCAATCGAGGGACCAGGCCGGGATCGTGTTTTCGCTCGCGTCGAAGATGGCGCGGATGAGCACGGAGCTTTGCGATCCCAATCTGGTGACGGTCCGCGAAAGCCGCAAAGAGCTTTTCTCACCGCTCACCGGCTGCACCTACAAGGCGCTTGCGGCCGAAGCGGGGACGGCTTACGGCATTTCGCCCGTGCTGGTCATTCACGACGAATTGGGGCAGGTGCGTGGGCCGCGGTCGGAGCTTTACGACGCGCTCGAGACGGCGATGGGCGCGCAGGAGGAACCGCTGTCGATCGTCATCAGCACCCAGGCGCCGACCGGGCTCGATCTGTTGTCGCTGCTGATCGACTATGCGAAGACCGCCGCTGACCCGCTGACAAAGCTGGTGCTGTTCGAGGCCGACGAGCAACTGGCGCTCGATGATCCGAAGACGTGGGCACTGGCGAATCCCGCGCTTGGGGACTTTCTGAATCAAGCGGAAGTCAAGGGGCTGGCCGAGAAGGCCATCCGCATGCCGAGCTTTGAGTCGGCGTTCCGCAACCTACACCTCAACCAGCGCGTCTCGGCGCTGGCACAACTGTTCTCGCTCTCGGTCTGGGAAGCCAATGGCGACAAGCCTGACCTTGAGGCATTCGGCGACGGCCCGGTGTACGGAGGGCTTGACCTGTCCGGTCAGCAAGACCTGACGGCGCTGGTGCTCGTCGCCGAAGGCCCGGTAGGCAAGTGGAATGTCTGGCCGCACTTCTGGACCCCGGCCGACACGCTGCGCGACCGGGCGACGAGGGACAGGCAACCTTACGACCAGTGGGTGAAACAGGGGCTGTTGACGGCTGTTCCCGGTGTGACCATTGACTACGCGTTTGTGGCGCAGCGCATCGCCGAACTGAGCCGGCAGTGCAACCTGAAGCAGATCCGCTTTGACCGCTGGCGGATCGAGGAATTGCGTGCGGCACTGAAGGCGATCGGTGCCGCTATTCCCCTAGAGGAAGCGGGACAAGGCTTTCGCGACATGGCTCCGGCGCTCGACGCGCTGGAGACGGTGGCCCTTCAAGGCCGCCTGTGCCACGGCATGCACCCGGTGCTGACAATGAACGCGGCCAACGCGATCGTCACCACCGACCCCGCCGGTAACCGCAAGCTCGACAAGTCCAAGGCCATCGGCCGGATCGACGGGATGGTGGCGCTGGCGATGGCCGTCGCCGCGGCGACCAGCAATGTCCGCCCCAACTTTAACGCGAAGGCGATGATTTTTTGAGCGAGCTTCGCATCAAGGCGCAAGCCGCGCCGCCACCCGGTGACGACCCGTTCGAGTTCGTCATGTCAGATGCGTCGGTCGACCGTATGGGCGATGTCATCGAACAAGACGGGTGGGAACTAGAGAATTTCAAGCGCAACCCCATCGCGCTGTTCGGCCATAGCGCCGGATTCCCCATCGGCACTTGGCGGGACGTCGCGGTCGAGGGCGGCCGGCTCAAGGGACGGTTGGACTTGATGCCGGCCGTCAGCGATCGGCTCAGGGAAATTCAAGCGGCGGTAGCCGCGGGTGTGCTCCGTGCCGTCAGCGTCGGCTTCCGCCCGATCGACATGGAACCGCTCGAAGGCTCCAAGGACGGCGGCTACAGGTTCACCAAATCGGAATTGGTCGAGTGTTCGCTGGTCAGCGTGCCAGCGAACCCGAATGCATTGTCCATCGCCAAGGCGATTGGACTCTCTCGCGATACGCAAAAGCTGATCTTTGGCGCGCTTGCCGATGACGATCAGCCGGCGCACCGCGGCGTCTCTGGCGCGCTTGCCACAAATGATCTGACACGAAAGCCCAAGGCCATGAATATCTCTGAACGCATCGAGGCGTCGCAAGCGAGTGTGAACCAGCTTCGCGACCAGCTAGCGCAACATCTCAACCAAGCCGGCGACAATCTCGATGAGCCGGCTATTTCACGCTCGAATGAACTCAGGGGTGCGATCGACGCCGAGCTTCGCCGGCTCGAAAGCCTCCAGGGTGCCGAAACCGCGCTCGGCGGGACGTCGCTTGAAATCATCCCGGCACAGCCGCTGATCCCCGGCCGGACGACCCCGGCGGTGCACTCATTGCAGCCGCTGCCGATGGCACGCCCGTTCGCCATCCCCAAACGAAAAACCGAACCGGGTGATCTGCTGATGAATGCGCTGATCACCTTCGGCGCCAGCAACCGCCTCAAGAAATCGTCCGAAGCGGTCCTCGCGGACTATGGCTGGAGCGACGATATCGGCGTCCGCGCCTGCCTCGACTGGGTGCAGCGTGCGGCGACGGCACCAGGCCAGACAAACGTCCCCGGTTGGGCGCAAGAACTGGTGCAGACGCAATATGCCGACCTCGTAGCCGCGTTGCTGATCAAGTCTATCTATCGGCCGCTCATCGCCGAAGGCGTTCGCTACACGCTCGGCCGCTATGGACAGATATCGATCCCGGTCGAACAGGTTACGCCAACGGTTGCTGGCTCGTTTGTCGCCGAGGGCGCACCTATCCCCGTGCGGCAGGAAGGGTTCGTCAGCATTCAGATCGGTCTGAAGAAAATGGCGGTGATCAGTTCGTTCACCCGCGAACTATTCGAGCACTCATTGCCAAATATCGACACGCAATTGCGCGACAAGATGAGCCGCGACACCTCGGCCTCTATCGATACCGTGCTGATCGACAACAACCCGGCGACGGCGGTCAGACCCGCCGGATTGCGCAACGGAGTTACCGGGCTGCCGCCGACAGCCGGCGGCGGATTCAACGCGCTGGTCGGCGACATCAAACAGCTGTTGAACGTACTGATCGCGTCGAACAGCTTGCGGACCCCTGTGTGGATCATGAACCCGCAGCAAGCCAAGTCGATTTCACTCACCCAGAGCCAGGCCGGCGTTGGGGTGTTCCCGTTCAAAGCGGAAATCGACGCGGGAATGCTCGTCGGCTATCCGGTGATCACGTCGATGACGGTACCGGTGACGATGGTCATTCTGGTCGATGCTGCGGACTTCGCCTCGCTTACCGGCGACGATCCGCGGTTTGAGCTGAGCGACCAAGCGACCCTGCATATGGAGGACACCACGCCGCTGGCGATCGGTACGCCCGGCACGCCGCCCACGGTCGCCGCGCCGGTGCGCTCGATGTTCCAGACAGATAGCATCGCGCTCCGCATGATAATGCCGATGAACTGGATCATGAGGAGAACAGGATTGGTCGCCTGGGTGACGGGCGTCACTTGGTAACACCACGGCGTTTTGATTGGCGGAAGCCGGCTGTCGATCTCGATGGCCGGCTCGTCACCAAAGGAGGCAAGCATGGCAGAAGATCCGAGAAAAGCGGAGTACGACCAAAGGGTAAAAGCGCAACACGACGCGACCGCCGCAAGCGCAAAGCTACAGCAGATGCCGCCGACCCCGACGCAGGAAGAAAATGACCTCATGGCGCTCGGCTTGATGCACATTGATGACAAAGATTCCAGCCAGGTCAAAGACCCCGCTCCACCGCCCCGTTCGGCCCCAGAACCGCAGACGACCCGCCGCACCTAGTGGCGATCCTCTCCAGGGCGCGCGATCTCGTTTCGCGCGTCTTTACTCCGACCGTCGCCAAGCAAAACGGTTTCTGGCTGCCGCTCGGCGGCGGTTGGCTTCCCGGCGATAGCCCCTGGAACTTCTGGCAGACGGGGATGAACCCGTTGCCGATCGAAGGCTCCGGCATCGTCCCGGCCTGCGTTGCGGCGTACGCGCAGACCGTCGCCATGTGCCCCGGCACCCATTGGCGCACAACGGCAAATAACGGCCGCGACCGGGTCACCAACAGCGCGCTCTCGCGCATTCTCAAGCAACCGAACAACTACCAGAGCACCAGTGACTTTTTCCTCAACCTGACGACCTCGCTTTACAGCGAAGGCAACGCCTACGTGCTGGCACTGCGCAACAGCCGGTTCGAGGTGAGTGAAGTCCATTTGTTCAACGCGCGCTTCTCCCGGCCGAGCCTTGCCGCCAACGGCGAGATATTTTTTGGGCTCGGCGGCAATCCGATCATCGAGCAGCGGATATCGCGGGAATTGCTGGCGATGGTCCCCGCGAGGGACGTGCTGCATATCAAACTCAACGTCCAGCCGGGATATCCGCTGATCGGAGAGTCACCGTTGACGGCCGCCCTGCTCGACGTGGCCGCGTCCAACAGCATGGTCAAGCAAGCACTCGCCTATGCTCAAAACCAGGGACGGCCGAGCGGCATTATCCACACCGATCAAGAGATCACAGAGGCGCAAGCCAAGGAATTGCGCGCCGAGTGGGACGCCAACACAAAAGGCCAGAATGCCGGCGGCACGCCCATCATGGGCTGGGGCTTGCAGTGGCAGCAGGTTTCCGGCACGAGCCGGGACGCGCAGCTCGCCGAGCTACTCCAGATATCCGATCAGCGGATTGCAACGGCGTATCGTGTCCCTCTGGCATTGCTGAGCCTGATCACCGGGCAGATGCCGCAAGGCAGCACCGAGGGACTGATTCAGTTCTGGCTCGCGAGTGGGCTGGGGTTTTGCCTCAACCATATCGAGGACGCTGTCGGCCGGTTTTTTGGCCTCAGCGGCTTTCCCGACGAATACCTCGAACTTGACACCCGCGCGCTCGAACGGATGCAGATGAAAGACCGCATTGAGGCTTTGGCTCGCGGGGTCCAGGGCGGCATCTACGCACCCAACGAAGCCCGCGCGATGGAAGACTTGCCGGCAGCGAAAGACGGCGACGAACCGCGCGTGCAGCAGCAGGTCGTGCCGCTGTCGTTTGGCGCAGAACCGCCAAAGCCGCCGCCCGCACCCGCGTTGCCAGCACCCGCACCTGAAACAGATGCCGGGGCCGCCAAGGCAGCTCGCATCAAAGCTATTGACAGGGTTGCCGACCGTCTTGACCGCCGGGCAGCCTAAAGACATGAACGACGCAGAAGTTGATAGCTGGGCCGAAGCGCTCGGCGAAGTCCTGGCACGCGAGCGGCGCGAGTGGACGCGTGAACGCGATTTGGCGATCGCCGAGGTGCGGTGCGAAGTCGCCGGGCAGATACTCCGCCTGAGTGAAATCGTCACAGAGCGCCTAGCAGCGCTTAGGAACGGCGAAAGCGGTCCGGCGGGCGTAGAGGGGGTAGAGGGGCCGGAAGGCGTTCAGGGCATTCCTGGGCCTCCAGGCGAGGCGGGAGAGCGGGGCGAGCCAGGACCGGCCGGTCCGCCGGGAAAGTTACAGCAGGTGCGGGCCTGGGCCGAGGGCGTGCATTATAAGGGCGATGTGGTCGTAGTGCATGGCGCGACCTGGCAGGCGTCCTGCGATACCGCGCGCGAGCCGCCGTACGAGGACTGGACATGCCTTGCTGCCGCCGGGGTCGACGGCCGCGATGCGCCGGTCGGCGAGGTGTGTGGACTGTACGATCCCGGCCGGCACTACAAGCGGTTCGATCTGGTCGCGCACGATCACTGCGAGTGGCGCGCAAAACACGACGATCCCGGCCGGCTGCCCGGACCCGGCTGGGCGCTCAGCGCGAAGGAAGGCAAGCGCGGAGCCAAGGGGGAGGCGGGACCGCGGGGGCCATCCGGACCCGCGGGACCGACGATCCTCGAATGGTCGATTAACGGATATCTCGCCGTGCCGATCATGTCCGATGGCACGGCCGGACCCGCGCTCGACTTCCGCGCCCTGTTCGAGCGCTATGATGCCGAGGCGCGCCGGTGAAGCCGTACATCACGACAGTCGTCACGCCGGCAACCGATCGTGACCTCGTCACGCTGGCCGATGTGCGCGAGCAGCTGCAATTCAAGTCTACCGATACCGCACAGGATGCCTGGCTGACAAAAGTCGTCAGCCGCAGCAGCCAGCAGGCCGAGCGGTATTGCAATCGGGTGTTTGCCGAGCAGGACTATCAGGACACCTTTGGGGTCACCTATGGCGACCTCGGCACGCCGCTGATGCTCGGCCAGGCGCCGGTCACCGTTACGCTGGTGACCGTCGACGGGACGGCTCTCGATCCGAGCGCGTGGATTGCCGATACCGACCCCGGCTTGCTCTACAATGCGATCGATCCGCGCGTTTGGACCGCGACCGACTCCATCCTCGTCCAGTACACCGCCGGGTTTGCCGAGATACCCGACGACGTTCAGCACGCGGTGATTTCGCTCTGCACGATGTCCTACCGGGCGCGGTCGCGAGACCCGATGCTGCGCATGCGCGAGACGCCAGGACTCGGTAGGGAAATGTACTGGATCGGCGCGGCACCCGGCGAGGCGGTCCTGCCGCAGGATATCGCTTCGCTGCTTAATCCCTATCGGCGGGGGATGATCGGATGATCGGCTTTACCGTCACCGTCAAGCCGGAAGACGAGCGGAAGCTGTTCGTTCACCTCGACGCGCTACCGACAACGCTGATGACGAAGCTGCGGCCGGTGCTCGTCCAGCTGACAAATGAATTGCTCCGTCGCATCCGCGCTCGCGAGCCGGTGCACACCGGCCGGCTGCGGTTGGAAACACAAGCGTTCGTTGACCAGAAGCCGAATAGCATCATCGGCAAGGTGCGCGTCGTCGCACCGCGCGGCACCACATCCGGCTCGCATGAAGCCGCCGCAGCGCTCGAATATGGCGCGCATCGGTCGTTTATGGTGCGGCCACATACCGTGCGCCGCGACGGTTCGCTCGTCATGATCCACGAATACCGACGTCGCGCCGACATTACCGCGAAGCGCTTCATGCGCGACCCGGCGGCCGAGATGCGACCGCGCGCTCTAGCCGAGATTAAGCAAGCGATCGACGAAACCCAGCTATGAACCGCGAAGTCGTGATGTCAGCGCTGTTCAACTTGCTCACCACGGCGCCGATGGTGTTCGAGTTCACCGCCGACACGACGACCGGTGATCCGGTGCTCGCGAATGTCAGCGACACATCCGGCCTCATGCTCGGGATGCCGATCACCGGACCCGGCGTCGAGGAACACGCATCGCTCGTGTCGCTGTCGCCGGTCACGCTGTCGACACCTGCGACCGGCGACAACACCGCGTCGCCGCTGACGCAGGGCTTTCAGACGACATCGCGGCGGCTGGTGTTTCCCGACGAAGAAACCGACATGCCGGCGCTCTACCTGCTCGACATCTCCGAAGACCACTTTCCCCGACAGTCGAACGACCCCGGCCGGATCGTCATCAGCTGCGAGGCGTGGCTGTTCAGCGATGCCGGCGAAGAGCCGTCAGCGATACCGGCGGCTGAATTGAATACCCTGCTCGACGCACTGCAAAACGCCATCGACCCGCCGGATAACGCGCCGGGCGGACGGCGGCAGAACCTCGGTCTGCACGGCGTCAACTACTGCCGGATCGAAGGCGAAGTGCAAAAAGACCCCGGCCATAACGGACGCATTGCCGGGGCCATCGTGCCGATCCGGATCATGATCGGACAAAACGTCGACAACTACCCAAACACGTAGGAGGCGAGAATGGCGGTATCCACAATCAATATCGGCGCTAGCCCCGAGATCCGCGGCTCGCTGAAATTCACCGGGGCGAACGATATCGGTCCGCAGCTGACGATGACGTTGACGCTGGTGCAGTTCGCGCCAGCGGCAGCGATGAATATGATCGGCGACGAATACGGTATGATTGAACTTGAGGGCGAGGTGCTGCTGCAAGCGGGCAGCTTTGGCACACTCTCGCATCCGGACGATACGATGATTAGCCCGACCATCAACGCCTATTATGTCGGAACCGGCGTTCTCAGCTGGCAACCGGAAAGCGGTACAGGATTCACCGTGTTGGGCAACTGCAATCAATTCGAATTCGAGCCGCAAGTCACGCGCCTCGATCACTGGGAGCACATGACCGGCATTCGCAGCAAGGAC